GCGGATAGAAGAAAATTAATCTCAGAGATACCATTATCAGCATTCAATAACGATAGTAGTTTTACTTCTAATGCAGGTACAGTAACACAAGTATCAGTAGGCACAGGTTTAGATGTATCAAATGCAACTACTACTCCAACTATTAGTATTGATTTGTCTGAGTTTACAGATATGACTGCTGCAATTAATTCAAGCCAAGATGAATTGATTCTATTAGACAATGGAGCAGAACGTAGAAAATTAATATCTGAAATACCACTTTCAGCGTTTGATAATGATAGTGGATTTACAACTAATACTGGTGATATCACCGCAGTTGTAGCAGGTAACGGTCTAACTGGTGGAGCAACCAGTGGTTCTGCTACACTCAACATCGGTGCGGGAACTGGAATAGATGTAGCAGCAGATGCAATCTCAGTAGATGTATCTGACTTCATGACTAATGGAGCAAATAACAGAATCGTAACTGCAACAGGCACAGATGCCATGAATGCAGAATCAGGTCTTACTTGGGATGGTACTACACTAATAGTAGATGGTCATGCCGGAGATGCAGTATTATCATTAAGAGCAGATTCAGACAACTCAGGTGAATTAGACCAACCATATATGGAGTTCGTATTAGATGGAGGTACAACACACTCATCTATTGGGCATTCATCTGATGTGTTCCATAATGACAATACAGACAATAACACACTGATTATCGCTAACTCAGTAGCGACTAACGATTCAGGTTCAGGAATAGTTCTCAAAACAGGAAACTCGGCAGGACATGAGAATGCAGTAGAAGCCTTGAGGATTGGCCCTGATAGGAAGATTAGGTTCAACGACACATACACATTCCCACTTACTGATGGTAGTAATGGACAGGTTCTAACTACCAATGGTAGCGGAACATTATCGTTTACAACAGTAAGTGGCGGTGGTGGCTCAGACACCAATACATTCGTTATTTTTGGTGAAGAATCTGATGACTTCATTACTACTACTGCTGCTGCTGGAAATGCTAACGGATTTCAATTTTCATACGGTAATGGCGCACAGAATACTACTAAGTCTTCAATCGGTTCAGACTTTGGTATTGTGCTGCCTGTTGCTTGCACGTTGTCAAGATTGGATTTCACCTTTGGAAATAAAGGTTCAGAAACCAATTTTAGCAATCAGACATTTACAGTTTTTAAAAATTTATCCTCAACTACTACGACAGTGACTTTTAATGCGGGTGGAACAGGCGGTAATGCCTTCAAGAAATCGTTTGCTTCACTTAGCGGAACAGGGGTGTCATATTCAGCAGGTGATACCTTTAACTTGAGGACAACCGGGTTGTCGGGATATACTCTTACGCAAATCGGCCCTGCAAGAATGACAGCATACTTTACGGTAGCATGAGGTGAATAAAATGGTGATAGGAGAACACGGAGAAGAAATAACGGTTAGCATGGAAGACGCTATGGCAAAGGTAAGATCGTCAAGGGACTTTATGTTGGTGACATATGTAGACTACTACCAATCAAAACCTATGCTTTGGAATTCCTTGACAGATGAAGAGAAGCAGCAGTTAAGTGATTATAGACAAGCATTACTTGATTGGCCTCAGACGATTAAGCAGATATATGGTGACACTCCACCTAATTCATATGCCAAGCATCAGCCGTCACAACCGCAATTGTTTGAGTCTCATCCTCGTGGAATCATGTTTCCGTAGTCTGTGTGAAACCACTTAAATATTTAGCAGGGCGTGAAAGAATTATGGAAAGAAGTTATTTCATAGCAAACCACATTGTAATATCATTATTGATGGCGTTTACATTACTATTATCAAAGGAAATAATAATGGATCAAGCCACTACGAAGACATTGTTAATATGCTATACTAACATAATATTCATCTGTGTCTTGATACACAATCACGTCACGCTGACAAGGAGTTGAGTCTATGGCCGAGAAAAAAACCTACATCAAGTCTGCACAAAAAAGAAAGGGTAAAATTGTCTATACTCCCCCCGAAAAATCATTCACAGATGTAAACATTGAAGAAACAGATCATGGGTTCAAGATATATCGGTTGAACGAAAGTAGGCCATTTACGGTGATACCACATTCTTCAGTGAGACAAATACTATACAAAAGAGATGATTACAAATGAACAACAGCACAAACGAAACAGTGATGGATTGCGTGGTAGATTGCGTCAGTGGTTCCTCATCCCTACTTGATGAGATAGAGATCATTCTAATTGGTCTTGCTGCCCTAGTAGGTATAGCGGCTTGGGCTTACAGGAGATACAAGGCGCTCTCAGCAGATGGAAGCATCTCCCTCGATGAGATAATTGATTCGATAGATGAAGTAAAAGTAAAAGTCGCTGAAGCAGAAGATGTTGTCAGTGACGTAAAAAAGGCCGCTAAATCAGTAAAAGATAAAGTGGTTAAAGATGAGTGATGTTGAAGTATTGAAAGTCCGTATGGACAACGCAGAAGCGGATATCCGCCGACACGAGATACTCATTGAAAGAATAACAGATGTTCAAGGTGAAATGAAAACAGGTCTTGCCGAAGTAGCCACAGAATTGAAAGTCACAAACGGACTCATAGAAAAAAGCACATCTCTTATGAATAGGATGATACTAGGCTTGTTCGCCATGCTCGCTTCTGTTCTAGGCGTAGGATCACAGGTGATGTAAATGGTCTACTACTGCACAGTATCAGATGTTGGATCGAGGCTAGGTCTTGATTCTGCACAGCGAACCAAGGCAAATTCAAGGATCATAAGTGCCATACGAAGGGCCACCATAGAGATAGATCAAGTCTATCGAGATTACGGAAGAGATGTTCCTAGTAGGGAGACAGGAGAGACAACATTGAATGGTGCTATAGTAGCAGGTGCAACAACTATAACCTTAACTTCTGCTACTGACTTTGCATCAAGTGGAAACGGAAACGTAGACGGTGATTCATTTGCTTGGTCCGGTAAATCATCAAACGATCTAACAGGAGTCACAGGTATATCATTCGATCACGCAAGCGGCGTGACAGTTCAAGAGGGAGAGTTTGCTCATGTCCTAAGAGAAGTATGTGCTGATTTAGCAGCATCATATTACTTTGAAGATGAAGGACTTTTCCAAACGAATACAACAGAAGGATCAATGAGAGGATCAGTGCTTAGAGATAGAGGAACCATGAATCTTCAACGGCTGGCCCATCTTGGTTCAGTTGATTGAAGGTGTTGATATGGTCACTAAGTTTACGTTCAATGACATCCGGGCTTCTATGGGAAAGGAAACCCGTAGGTATTCCGGTGTTCAAGCATTGAAGGTAAGAGCAGCCATAAAGGAAGGCATGGCACAAGAGACAGAAAAATATGGTAGAAGCATAAGTAGTAAGAGAAAGGGTCTTGTCGAAGGCAGTAGTAATGATGTCTCCGAGTTTTACAACAGGGTAGCCTCTCTCCTTACTTCGGGTGTCACACAAGAATCGCAAGACGTTTTGAGAGGGACGGACGAAATAGAAGCGCAAGTAGGATTCTTTGAATACATAACGGAGAAGACAAAGAGTGGCGGCGGTGGAGCAAGTGTTCCCGATTTGTATTTCTTTGGAAAAGGTAGAGGCAAACCACAAAGGACATCAATATTCGCAAAGTCCACTAAAGGAAATCCCCCATTGACTAGGAAACAAAGAAGAGGAACATCTGTCTTCAGAAGTCAATTCTCACAAAGTAGGGGTAGATACTTGATACCCGAAGGATATGTCAGCCCTGCATGGAAAGATCATAAGACAGACTTCAACAATTTCATAGTAAAGATTAGGGTAAATATTAGAAAGCAAATAATGAGAGGTTTGGGTGAGTAGATGGCAATAGCAACAAAGACTCAGTATTGGTCATCCCGAATGAAGGGCGAAGATCCCACATCTCTTAGCGGATCTTTCAACGCAAGTTTCAGTGTATCGGGTGGTGGAACAGCATCGGGTGGCAATTGGGTAATTACCAACGGCACATACTCGATAGCACCCACAGGGACGGCAAACACGCTAGTTGCCGCTTTAGAATACACCACTGCACCATCTGACGGCACAGTGCTAATGAGGATAGATGATGGTAGCAAGAGGGTAGAAGTTCATTCTACAGGAAACAACACTTCTCTCAAACTCGTAGGGACTACCACGGTCACTATCAGCGACCTTGATTTGGCTAAGGCGGAGGATAATCCAACTACCCTTATTTTGCGTCTTACGCTTGACGGGAGCGCAGCAAAACTCTACACGCATGAGATTATCAACGACGACGATGGAACGGCTGTATTCGCTTCTGTGACGGCTTCTAGCAGTAGTTCTACGGGCGTGGTGTGGGGCAACGGAAATGGAGAGGTAAAATGGGCTGCTGTCTATTACTCAAAGTTCGGTGCGTTTGCTCCCGACGAATTGCTTTTGTCAGACTTTGCACAAGATACCTTGGCTCGTATGGGTATCGCCATAGTAAATGAATTGAAGAATAGCACTAGGCCATACTTGAAGACGCAGGTTGATGACGGTTCCATAGTGTATGGTTATGATCTATCCATGAATAGAATATCAAGGATGTCGCCCCCGTTCATCCACGTCCTAGTAGAAGGCATAGAGTCACCGGAGTTTGATACTTTAGGGGGAACAAAAGTAAGGCAAAACTACGATGTCCGTGTGCTTGTGACAACAAGAGGGACAAACTATGAGGATGCCTATAGATCGGGACTAAATATAGCCGGAGAAGTATTCGACCAACTTTATACAAATACAGGAGTATTAGCGACAACTGACAGTATTATAGCATATAACGCAGACTTGGATGTGAAATTAGATGACGACGATACGATCTGCACCCATCAAATAACCTTTACATATCAGCGTTTGATTGATATGCGCCACCGCTAATCGCCAAACCTTTAAGTGTCGCATCACTCGTTCTCGTAATAGTTAATAGGTGAAAGCATGGTAGATTTTGAAAATAGATATGTTGCTATACAAAGAGAGGATTTCGGAACCTATGGGTCCGTTGCCTCTAGCGCCGGGACCAAAGTGTATGGTGAGGTTGACGAGGAATCTATAGGACACAAGTTCGATTTGATGGTCCGTGAGGATATGTCAAGGCACACGGCTTCAAAAGCCGTCACAGGAAGGGAGTTCAGCGAAGGTGACATTAGCCTCGCTATGCAGGTTGATGACTTTGTTGGAAACCTACTATACGCATTCTTCCCCAAAGATACTCAGACGGGTTCCGGAGATAACACGGTTCACACATTAGAGGAACCAACAGGAATACATGGTTATCCTTCCTTCACCCTTGAGATAGGAAGGGAAGCCAAAGAACATACTTTCACAGGTATGTGCGCTAACACACTTAGCGTTTCTGCTACTGTTGGCGAATATTGCATGATGAGTGTTGGTTTCTACGGAAAGGCTGAGTCTGCTGTAAGCACCTTGGTATCAGATCCCTCTTTCAGTGGTGACGCTCTTGACGCACTTCACTTCGCAAACGGAACAGTAAAGTTTGCTGGTGGTGCTGCTACAGCAAGCATCAAGTCTTTCTCATTCGACATAAATCTAAATCAAGATCCGGACAACTCATACGCTCTTGGCGCTGCCGGACCACAAAGGAGAATACCAAAGCAAAGGAGAGAAATCAGTGGGACAATTGAGTTCAACCAAGTCCTATACACGGCTGACGCTGGCTCTCCTACTTACAGCACATTGATCGCAGCAGATGGAGATTCAGACAATCCTACTGACGCAACGCCAGCAATAGAGTTAGAATTGAAAGATGAATCCTTAGATGACAGTATCAAGTTTGAATTCTTCAAGGTTTTCTTTGAGGCACCCGAAGCATCAGTCAGTGGCCGTGACACTAACACCATGACTGTAAACTTCAGGGGTCTTTACGATGCAGCCGGTGGGTCGCAAGCAGATGCCGCTATGAAAGTGACCATGACCGGACCCCTACAGGGATCAGCCTACAGTGCTTGAGGTGATTGATTGAGTCACACA